GCTCTTCCTTCATGTACCGAGCCGCTTCGACCATCACGCCATTAAATAGCACAGAGTCAAAGTTGTCGCCAAGCCACGAAGTGCCGCTAGGATTAAGCACCGAATCTGCAATGGAAACTGGGTAGTAGTAATAGTGCAACTCCACCGACAGGCTTGCGCTTGGCGTCGGACCAAGAATAAAGGTCAGTTCATTCTCGTTGTCTGATCGCGGGCCAAAGATGGCGTAGTACCTGGGCGTGCCCGTACTGGTCGGGGTCTGGTATGCCTGACGGATGAAGTTCACATCCTTGTCGAGCAGATACTCATAAGACCCATCAGCCAAGATAACCGCCAGGGAGAACACCGACAGGAAATCTGACGGAGCCTGGAGATACTTGTTGCCCGAGGTCATCGAGCCGGTGACGTTCTTACGAAGTGACGGCAGTTGGACGGTGTTGTAGATTTTTTGTTCTGCCAACTTCGTCATAGTGGCGAAGTCCGTCGCGGAGAATGAATTCTCCGTGTAGTCCTCCACCGCTGTTTTCAACTGCGCGTAGTTCACGCCATCGGTCCCCTGGCCATCGTGCCCTTGGTGGCGCAACCAGTGCCGCGAATCTTGATGCCCGAGGTCTTGGGCTCAGGGTTGTACCCATCGCGGGTGATGTTGCCAACAGACATGTTTACACGATTGGCAGCGGTCGGCTCCGCCTGAGTGCCGTTACCCAGGGCAACCTTGCCACCCTTCATGGTATGGGGCTCGGCGTAGACGGAGGCATCTCCGACTTCCTTGCCACCCATCTTTTTGCTGAACTTAGCCATTTCAGCCACCCTTCTTGTAGGTGAACGAAGACTTCTTCTGGTTGGCAACCTTGGCCAGACCGCGACCGAGGTCACGCATCTGCTGATTGGTTTTGCCACCCTTGGCGAGTTTCGTCAGGGGCTTACCAGGGTGCTTGGCCTTCTCATGCTTGTGCACGGCTCCGGCAATCATCTTCTTGTCCTGAGCGATGTCTTTCTTGTCCATTTCGACTCCTTACGTCGTTTGGATGGTTACTGTACCAACAGACGTGGTTGCCACCAAGTAGTTTGGCGTTAAACCAGCGTCATTTGCCCTCGCCCCACCAACGGGGTTCCAACCCCACTGAATATCCCGAGAGCCGCCTGTTGGGAAGCCTTGCTCCGGGTTTGCGATGTTGATCTCCAGACTGTTCGTTCCGGCAGTCTTGTACGTCGAGTCTCTGCGGGGATTGCGAACTGCCTGGGGGTCGTCAACCGGGTACATGCCCAGTTGCAACTGCGGGTGATCTGGATCCCAACACTCTTCACAGACAAGCAGGTTGAACCGCTTGGTCTTGATAACTTCTTCCTTCAGGCGCTTCAGTTTGAACTGCTGTCCACAGCGATCACACATCGCAATGGACTTCTTGCCTGATGCAAAGCGATTCCCCATTTAGGTAGTCGCTCCGCCAATAAACTGCTGACGCGGGACAAACCGAATCGCGGCCTTCTCTCGATCCTCGTCTGACGCCAACTGCCAAGCCTCTTCGTACTGAGCCTTCAACACCGGCAAGCGGTCGTAGGCTTCAGGGATCTTCATGCCCATGTAGTAGGACAAGCCTGCCACCATGCAGGGGATGAAGCGGAACGGCACATCAGCCACATCCACGCCCTGACCGGCATCCTGCGTCCGGCGCAGTCTCCAGTACACCAGGGTGTAGGTGGTCGAGTTGTCCGGCACCGGCCAGACCGTCACGCAGGGGACCTGCGCCCAGTACGCCGTGGTGCCAGAAGTGTGGATTGCAGCCGTCGTGCCCTGCTGACCACGGAAGCAGTTGTACAAAGTGTTGCCCGTGATGTACCCGTAGACGATGACTTCGTTGTCGATCTTGATGAACCCCTGAGCGGGCAGACCGGCAGTCGAAGACAGCGTGATCGTGGTGGCACTTGCCGTGATCGTAGATGGCAGAGTTGCCCCGATAGGGCTGTCCATCCCGTTGTTGCGCTGTACCAGAATCTGGATCGGGCGCGAGGTGGTCAACTTGTTCGGGATCGTCGCGTACGTAGAGATACTGATCCGCGTGATGTTCAGGTCAGCCTGATTGCTGCTGCTGTTGGCCTGCGTCCGAATCTGGTGCTCAAGCAGGTCCACCGTGTCGTTGGGCAGGGCATAGGTCATCTGGTTGTAGGTCAGGGTGATCGTCCCCTGCTCCATCGTCCACATGTTGATGCCACGGTTTGCCCAGTCGGCAAAGAGCAGGTTCAGACTGCGCCGGGCAGTCCGAAGATCGTAGCCCGTGCGAAGTTCTGAGCCACAACGCTCAAAGGCTTCCTCCACGACCTCAGAGAGATCGAGGTTGAATACAGCGGTGCCTGAAGTTGCCATTTAGCGGAACCTTGCAGTTTTCTTGGCTACAGACTTGGGTTGGGCTACGAACTGCTTGCCGGAGGCTTTGCCTGCTCGTTTTGCTCGGGTTGTTGCTGCGTACTCTTGGGGGGAAAGACTTTTGATCGCAGCCTCTGGAAGATACCTTTCACCCGTGTCAGAAGATCGTTTACCACTTTTCGTCCTCCACTTCTGGTCAGTCCAGTTCTTCAGCGACTGCTGAGGCTTCTTCACTTCTTCAGCCCCTTGAGGGTCTGCGCCAGTCGAGCACGTTGCCCCATCTTGCCGGGAGCCTTAGCAGCGGCGGCAAGTTTCTTGGCAGAGATAGGCTTGTCACCTTTGACCCCAAGCGACTCACGCAAAGCGCCCGGCTTCTTGATTGCCTTCTGGATCCACTTCTCAGCCACGATAACCTCCGCCCTTTTCCTTGTACTTCTTTGCCAGGAGTTGAGCCTTGCGGGCTGACCACTGACCGGCTGCTGTACCCTGCGTAGCCTGCCCCTTGATCGACTCAAAGAGAGCCTTGCGCATCCCGGGCTTGGTGTAGTTGCCTGCCTCGTTCACCTTGGACTTGGCTTCGCCACCCTCGGCGTACTCCGTGAAGTCCGTGTTGTCACGACGCTTCTTGACGACCCCTTTGGGCATCTTGGCGGGGTTGATGCAACCCATTCCACGGGAGGCACGCATGTCAATACACCTTTCCGCGAGTCTTGCCGCGCTTGGCGCATCCGTCAGCACGCGACGATGCAGAGCCCCCACGGCTGAATTCAATACCCGAGTCCTCCTCGCTACGGCGAGTGCGGGACGCACGCTCGGCTTTGGTGTCCTTGCGAGACTTGAGAATAGGCTTGGCCTTCTCCATCTCTTCTGCGGTCTGACGAGCACCACGCTTGGCCTGAATCTCCGCACGTGACTTCATCCCGCGCAGCGTGGAGCGAGCCGTCTCCATACCGGCCTTGGGGCCGGATGTCTTGGCAACCTCAATACCTTCCTTGGCAGCGCGTGCAGCAGGTGCTGCTGCGGCCTTGGCGCTTTCAATCGCGGTACGGGCAACAGTAGGAGCCGTCCTAGCCGCACGAATCGCCGCAGGACCGGCACCGCCAAGGGCACCCACGGTTGTAGCCAAAGCGCGTCCGGTGTCGCTCATCCCCATCGCAGGGGAGAACTCCTTGGCGGGGCCACGCATGGACGTGTCAACCGGAATCTGTGCCGCAGCGGGACGACCACGCCCCATACCTTCCATGCGGTAAGAAGGCGACACAGACGGTGCAGCGGGTGCAGCAGCACGGGCGCGAGGGGCCGGAGCCTCCTCATTAGCCAGTCCTTGCCCGGCTCGCTTCTCTTGATCCTCGATGAACTTACGCGCACGGGCGTAGGTATCCTCGTCAAAGCGACCCTCGGCAACGGTGTCACCACCGTCTGCGTAGCGGAACTTGCGCTTTTTCATACCATCATCCCACGGGTCTTGCCGCGCTGTGCGCAGCCGTCAGCACGAGAAGAAGCAGAGCCACCTGAAGCCTTCTTTACCGGAGGAAGGTCGCTTGGCATCAAGTCGCGGGGCAACTTCTCACCCTTGGGCGTCTTGGTCTTGCCCATCTTCTCGACGGTGAAGACACCACGGTCTGCGCGTTCTTCTATCCGCTTCATTTCAGCGGCGGTGGGGGGAACGACCAAGCCCCGTCCTGCTCCTGCTTCAGCCATGATTAGCAACCTTTCATGCCGCCTGCGGCCATCTTGATTTGCCGAGCCTTGGTCTTGCCCTTCTTGGCGATGCCATCAGCCTGCTTGTGCCCTGCGGCTAGACCGCCGGAAGCCATCTTGACTTCCATGCCACGGGTTTTGCCCTTCTTGGCGATGCCGTCTGCTTGCTTGTGACCGGCAGAAAGCCCACCCATACCCATTTTCTTCATGCCCTTCATTTCGGACCCCTTGTCTGAAAATTTGCGACCCTTATCGGCCTTGATGAACTCTTCTCCCACGGACTGTGGGACACCTGCCTTCTTGGCGAACTTGGGGTTATTGGCCACCGCCGCCATGAACCTATGCTGCTTACCGCTAGTTGAGGGCACTGCGCTGCTCCTTCATGTAAGCATCCAACTTACCCTCAAGACGATCCAACCGAGCAATCACCCGGTTCATGTCGTCGTGCACATCGCCCTTCGTGACGTACTCCTTGGCGATCTCCTCCCGCGTACGGTTGAGAAGGATCTGAATACGCTGCACTTCCTCCGTGTGCGACTTGATCACCCACAAGATGATCGCCGACAAGAAGGAGAGGATGACATTCCATATCAGCAGTTCCATGCCCGCAGACTCTTGTTAATCCTCGAATTCGGATCGCTTGCGGTTTTTGCGCTCGTCAACTTCTTTTTCATCCCTTTCATACGGGCGCAAAAAGAGTCGCGGCGTGGACCGCCCTCCGGCTGTGGTGCCTTCAGCCCAGGCTTCCCTGGATTCGCGGCGTTGTAGGAGGCTCGCCCCTTGGCGTTCAAGCCGCCCTTGGGGTTCTTCCCTTCCGCTCGTTGCCATGCCGGTGACTTAGCCATAGAACACCGTTGCAGCGGTGCCGGTGCCGTTGGTCACATAGACGCCGGTCTGGGCAAGGATGCCCTCGCCAGGGAATAGCATGTACAGCGATCCTGCGGCAGCAGCAGGTGTAAACGAGAACAGCGTAGCCCCACCGTTGCCGTCCGTAATCGAGATGTTCCCGGCGGCAGATGTGTAGGTCAGCGCAAGCGCCTTGATACGGGTGCGGAAAGTCGTGACTTCCGTACTCGCAGCGGCAGCGGCTGTACCCGATTTAACGTCGGTTTGCATCATGGTGATGCGCTCCTATTAAGCGACAACCGCCAGACCAGTCTTGATGTCAATCCAACTAGAGCCCTTACCAAAGCAAACCGTGCCTGCGTTGGTGTTGGCATTGGAGACATAAATCAGACCGCCAACTACAACGGTCGGCAGCGTGGTCGTGGTGTAGGCCGTGAGAACAGGCATGCCGGTGGTAGTGCCGGTCACGTTACCCGTGACGTTGCCCGTGACGTTGCCCGTGAGAGCGCCAATGAAGCCGTTGTCAGACGCAACCGGGCCGGAGAAGGTAGTGCGAGCCATCGCATATTCCTCAAATTGCGCTTGCTGTCTGTGAGGTCAGTCCGCCAAGCCGGTCAGCAAGCAGGTTGGAAATCTTGGGACTAACGAGTTTATACACCCACTCTATAAAAAAGAAAAGGGGGCCGAAGCCCCCTTTTCCCAGTAGAACCACTTAGGCTCCCGGCGAACCGAAGATACCCAGCGGATCAGACACGCCGAACGAATAACGCTCGCGGGCCTTGTAACGGGCGTTACCCGTGTCGAAGTCTCCGTCCATCGAGGTACTCATGGGAGTACGGATGAAGTGCTTCAGACCGTTAGGCACGTCCGTGGTCAGGAACCAAGCGTTGGTGTCCGTCAACCAGTGGTTGATCGTGTAACCCTCGGGGATCGAACCGTTGTTCTTCAGCGCGTTGATGTCGTTGTCGGCGGTCGCCACGCGGAGTT